GATGAATTCACTCAGGTCGCTACTGTAGCCACCGTTCATTAGTTCATGTACTTTGTGCTTATATCGGTCATGCGTACTCAATTTAGTAGGTGCGTGATGTCCTACAAACACAACCTTGCTATCTTTCATGTCAGGAAGTACTGCTTTCAAGTAAGCAAGTGTTTGTTGGTGACGATACATACTATGTGCAGGGCGTAACTTGCAGTAATTATGCTCGTCATTGCGAATGATTTTGTAATCATTCATCATATCAGCCAATGCATGAAGTGTCAATGGATCACCCTTATTACAGTCAGTCCACAATGTAGCACCAATGAATGTTACATCATTGATAACCTTAAGTTCTTTTTCAAGGAAGTAGACATTGGCAAACTTGGCACATTCATCACGCAAGTATTGCAACGATGCTTTCCACTTACCATGATAGAATTCATGGTTACCTGCAATGTAAACAACATGTGGGAACTGGAAACTAACACGCTTTAAAAAGTCACGGAAGCGCAGTGCAACAGCTTGTCTACGACCAAGGTCAGCAAGATTGACATTGGAGTACATACTATAATCCATTTCAGGATGGTTGTGCAGGTCCTCAGCGACAAGGATGTCGCCGGACAGTATAAGAACCTCTGCGTTCTCTGTGTTTTTCAGTATGATATCTTGGAACTCCAAATGGATGTCCGACGCCAAGGCTACTTTCATAATAAATTTCCTATTAATATCATATTATATAGTATATTTTAATAATTGTCAATAGTTTGGAATAAATATAAGTGTAGTTCGCGGAGGTGAGATTCCCAACTACTCTAACGCTTAAAAGGAGCAATCAGCATGACTATTTATTACCTCTATGTAAAGACACATAGAATCACTGGCCTAAACTATTTGGGTTATACTTCCAAACTTGATCCACACAAATATACAGGATCAGGAACAAGATGGAATCTTCACTTACAAAAACACGGATATGCATATGATACTAAAATACTACACCGTTGTATTTCTAAATCAGCAATAAGAGCATGGGGCCTATTTTATAGTAGATTATGGTCCGTAGTTGATAGCAAAAAATGGGCTAACTTAAAAGAAGAAAACGGAGACGGCGGAGGATGTTTTGGTGAAATTAATGGTATGTACGGAAAAACTCATTCAGACTCTGAAAAGATAGCGCAAGCGTCCCGTGCAATTATGAGATTTAAGGGCAAATCATATGAGGACTTGTACGGTAAAGAAAAGTCTGACCAGCTAAAGAAATCACGATCAATGTCTACTAGAGGAAAAGATAATTCAGGAATGGCTAACCCTATGTACGGCAAGAAACAAACTAATTCAGCAAAAGAACTTCAATCATTTAGGGCAAAAAATAGGACAAAATCAGAATGTCCGCATTGCAAAAAATTCTTTGCTCCTTCACCCCTTGCAAGGTATCACGGCAGCAACTGTAAGTGTTTACAGGTCGACCTAAACTGAAATCCCGCGCATGTGCATGTTTTATCTTCGGTGTCGATAGAATATACTGCACCTTTACTACCTGACACTTTGATGATTGTACTCTTTTCCTTAATTTTCTTAAAGGGATTTGGCTTTACTGACACAAACTTACGACCACGCTTGTCGATTGTGATCGGGTTTTTGAAATAGACAGGAGTAGTAGAACCAACCTTGATATACGCAACCATTTTGCTTCCGTCAAGCAAGTATGTATGATTGGCATTATTGCTATCACTCCAAACTGTTGTTTCTACTACTGCTTCCATATCTACTTTCAATACATGTCATATTTGTAAGAACTGTTTGCCTTGTCATCAAATGCAAAGTCACCTTTGTACATAGATGAGGACACAACAGAACCATCAGTCCAAGATTTGTAAACTGTGCTTACACTGTCTACACATATCAGGTCATATCCTATTTTTTCTAGGACATCACGATTAGGAAAGCCACCTTTCAAACGAAAAACTTTACCTTTCTTATAACGCTTGTCTTGAACAAGACCAAATTTCTTAACTAATTTTTCCAATGTTTTCATTATGCCACTTCCGTTTCTTTAGCGATTGCTTCGCTCAACAACGACCACTCAGCGCCAGTAGACACGAACCAGACACCGTCATGCATCACATAGAAGTATTCTGCATCGATGCCGGCGAACAATTCTTGATCGTTGAAGAATGTTTTAAACTCAACACCAGTCTCATCACGGTCACGACCATAGAAGGTAGTCATGTTGCCAAACTTTTCTTCAAACTGGCCCTGTGTCATATTACGCATTTCTTCAGGCAAGTCAAAAGGACTAAAGGGATGCTTCTCGCCAATTTCAGGAGCCAGCGAACTAATGTCACCTAGTGCAACGAGGTGATTTGCTTTTGCACTGTCAGAATAATGCTCCAGCAAGACACGACCATTGTGGCTAAGATAGCCATCCCAATGACAATAGACTGCCTTACACTTGTCACCATGCATCACACCAATTGCTGAATGAGTAGCCATTTTAACTCCTGTTGTTGACTGTTTAAGATTCTATTATATATCCAAAACCATTTATTGTCAAATATTGGTAGATTAAAAAATAGCTTGAGAGTATGTATTATGAAATAAAGTATTGGTCCTAGTGTTCCTGAATGGATAAAATGAATACTATAGTTTACTTTTTTAAGATATAAAAGTATTCATTTTTAGCCACTAAAAAGCCCCTTTCGGGGGCTTTTAGATTTCGTTGTAATCGTCAGTGTTTGCATTTTCTTGCACAGGTGCAGTGAATGCTTCCTCAGGATCAACACCCAATTCACCAATAACAACATACTTGCAAGTACGACCTTTGCTATTGTTGTAATCACGAGGAATACTTACAACATCCGCAGGGTTGATTTGCAAAATCATTGTGCGACTATCACTGCCACCAAAGTGACTTAGATACTCTTGACTACAAAAGTGCAAACCAGTGCTACAAGTATTATCCTTGTCATCATCAACAGTATTACGATCCATTTCACAGATGTAACCAACACTGTTATTGAATGTACCACTATGGATATCCATGTAGTCATTGCGAACTTTCTTGTAAGCAAGGAAAAAACCATCAGGTGTAATTGGCAAGTCATTCTTTTCTAAGAAGCCATACAACTCATTCACTGCACGGTGACTTGGGTTTTCCATCAAGTTTTCCATGAAGTAAACTAGTGGCTCGATTGGGAAACCATCTTGCAACATAGCAATCATACGCTTAGTCAATGCGTTATGCATTTCCTTACCCTTCCAGAACAACTTCTCGCCCTGGACACTCACATTACCTTGACCGTAATTCAATACGACCTTCTTAGGATCGATAATATCTTTAACGGTATCCCAGTCACCTGCCTTGATAGCATCCAACACCTTTTGATAGGTGATGTGTGATTTACTAATCGTATATGGTTTGTTACCAATAACGACTGTAATGTTATTACCTTGAACAATAAATGGATAGGTCATTTCAAACACCTTTCTGTGTGTCAATTAAGTTAATATATTCCGCTACATCAATACCACGAACACTATATTTGCTAAGACCTTTAATCAACGGATAACGCTGTTTAATAGCCTCAACCTCTTTAGTGTATTTGTCAATCAAAGCACCTGGATCAATGTTATTTGATGTCGTTACTTTATACTGACGGCACAACCACTCTAAACTCAAACGCAACTTATGATCAGATTCATTTACATCCTTAAATGTGTTGTACAACACTAAGTATGGACTATGAACATTACTTATATGAGTAGTAGCATTATACTGAAAAAATTCTTTCCAGTCAATACTCTTTTTGACCAAACCCATTACATCTGCTTGGCCCAGTTGTGTCAGTTTGCCCACAACAAACTCATCCAAGTTGACCCAGTTCTTTTGTGTCTTAACCCATTCTAAGTCATTCTTACGAACACCATAGATATCATCAGTAAAGATATTGCTAGTGTGCAAGTGTGCTTGCAAACACTTAACATCTTCAACAAGACCAAGACTCTTGAAACCACTTAGTGACAAGTAGTAATATGTTTTGTTATCATCAAACTGATCTGCCTTACCTGCATCACGCCATACCATCTGACCACGATCACGCCAAGTATTTCTACGACCTTCTTCCAATCGCATGATAGTGACATTAGCACCTATCGAACCTACTCGTTCCTTCTCAAGCAATTCACTTGCCTTGAGTATTTGTTTAGTAGGAGGCATCATCAAATCAGTTAAGAAAGCAACCTTCTCTACCATCTTTTTCTTGTCAGCAGCCTCGATCACATACACAGTTGAATTATGTGTAATTGACTTGGAATTTTTCCAATGAAATTTTGCGCGTTCCAACGCACCAACTTTTGTATCGTTGAACACAAAGTAAGTGCTATCACTTACACGGATATCCCATTCGTCAAACAACACACCAACGCCGTTTACAGTCGTATGTGAAGACTTTGGCTTAATAATAGAACATACATTATAACTACGGCTTTTGGTAAAGCCACGAATCACAATGTTATACTTACTAGCCAATTCTTTGGTTTCAAGAGGAAAACTCTTTAATAAACTCCAATAATTTGTGTTAGTATCCAACAACGGAAACTTAGTGTCTTTTAGATACTTGATAACTGCCTGCTTAAACAGATAGTCCTCATGACGCTTGCTCAAGTAAATTGCTCGTTCCCACAAGTTATCAATTTTGTCAGCCTCAACTGCAATATGAATTGCCAATTGATTATTCAATGCTTCCAGTTTCTTTTTGATAGCCTCGATTGTTTGAGGAATATAACTCAAGCCTTCACGACTTGCTTGAAAGTCAAGTTCGCCGATATTGAATTCCATGACAAGACTGCACTGCAACAGACCATGCAGTACACCAAGCACCTTGTCACTGTTAGGAATGTCAATTGGATACTTAATGTTACCCATGATAGCATAGCTATTACGACTGCCATCGGCATAGTGAACACCTGGAATAATATCTGTTTCTTTGTATTCAGGGTCCTTAAACTCGAAGTCGGCGTTGCCACTAACCACAGGACGCAGTTTGAAGTATTCGTACACCTGCCTAGCCTCAAAACGGAACTTCTCAAAGTCATGTTGTTCGGCTACAGCAAAGCGAACCTCAACACCGTTAGGGTCTGTGGTTTCTTCATCCATCATCAATGCGATAGATGGCACGCCTTGTTCATTAATGAAGGCAGAGTAGATTCCCTTCTTACCGTTCTGTACCGCGGTAACCGTAAAATTGTCCGTATAGGAGAAGGGTGACTTTGAACCGAGTCCCAATGCACCAATGAATTCATTGGATGCAGTCTTTGTGGACTCAAAGTATGTGGTGTAGATGTTTGTAACCTGATCATGACTCAAGCCAGTACCATAGTCACGGATGCTGAAGTAAGGCTCTAATGCATTAGGCAGATGCACATCAAAAGGTGTATTGTGTTTACCAGCCGCAACATGGCTGTCAACTGCATTACAAGATAGTTCACGGATAATAGCACGGATCTTGTTAGCATACAGACCCGAACTCAAGATGTTAAAAGCCTTGGCACTATTGCGAATACGAAACTCACCAACCTCACTTACATTAGAAATGATGGCTTCGTTTTGTGGAGCATGATTGATAATCATTTATTAGTCCTGTGTTTCAGTGTCAATACAAGTATTGTATCAGGTTTTGGATTTATTGTCAAATCGTAAACCGATCACCGAACTTTTTGACGAAATCAGTTTTTGTAATACTTTCAATTGACACTTTGATTTCATTGAAAGTCTCGATAGTCCTAGCTACATCAAACACATCCATAGAACCAAAGTCCCAAAAACGATCCATACGCTCACCGTTCATGTCGGTCATGAACATGATTGACCGATGAAAACCTGTTTTGTAGTTGACTACTCGGTACAGTGTGTAAGTCATGATCTATTCCTTTACTATGATTATAGTATAGCAGGTTACCCATTTATTGTCAAATTTTGGGCGTAAAAAAGCCCCTTTTTATCGGGGCTAAAAATGAATACTTACGTACTAACGTTTTGTAACAATTTTGATAAATAAAAGTGTAGTTCGCGGAACGGGAATTCCCAACTACTCTAATGCTATAAAGGAGCAATCAGCATGACTATTTATTATGTTTACGCATACTTGCGTGAAGACGGAACTCCGTATTACATTGGAAAGGGCTCAGGTAGTAGAGCTTATAAAAATCAACGTAATGTACCAAAGCCAGTCGATAAAAATCGCATTCAAATAATAGAAACAAATCTTACCGAACAACAAGCATTTAATTTAGAGGAAAAGCTGATAGCACAGTATGGCAGAAAAGATTTAGGTACCGGAATACTCAGAAATATGACTGACGGTGGAGACGGGACATCAGGGAAAATCTGGACAGACTCTGCTAGAATGTCAATTGCAACTGCTAAAACGAAATGGCACGAAGAACATGATATAACAGGTATCAATAATCCTAACTTTGGCAATAAATGGAACGATCAACAGCGACATAACGCAAGAGAACGAGCATTGCATCAGGGCTTCATTGGTAACCGAAAAGGCTGCACTCCTGCTAACAAAGGCATACCAATGTCAGAAACACAGCGAACTAAATTAAGAAAACCAAAGCCTAGGGTGGTATGTAATTACTGTGGTAAAGAAATAGCCCCGCATATTCTTAGTAGATTTCACGGGGCCAATTGTAAATTAGCGGGAAGTTAAAATTTTGTCAGCAAGACCATATGCGACACTTTCTTCGGCGTCCATGTAGAAATCTCTTGACATGTCCTTTTCTAGTTGTTCATATGATTTTCCTGTATTTTCAACATAAATTTCAGTGAGTGTTTTATTCAATCGCAAAGTTTCTTCTAGTGCGATTTTCATATCGATGGCTGTTCCTCTAGTACCAGAACTAACCTGATGAATCATATGGCGCGCTCTGGGTAAGATGATTCGTTTTCCTTTGGTTCCTGAACTAGCAAGCAAGCTACCCATGCTACAAGCATGACCCATAACGATTGTTTGAACATCCGGTTTGATGAATTTCATAGTGTCTAAAATTGCAAGACCTGCAGTAACGCTACCACCTGGGCTATTTATATACATAGATATATCCCTATCATCCTCTGACTCTAAGAATAATAATTGGGCAACGATAAGGTTTGCCATTTGGTCATGTACTTCACCTTCAAGTAAAATAACACGGTCTTTTAATAAACGGCTGTAAATGTCATAACTACGCTCACCTTTAGAGGTTTGCTCAATGACCATTGGAATTAAACTCATAAACTTCCTTAATTAGTTGAAACAATAGTATAGTAAAAACTACACACAGAGTCAACTATTATGGATATTATTTTCGTTTAGCTCTGATGCCCTTTTCTTTTGGCTTTGATACTGGGTTAACAATATCTTTAGCTGATGCGGCAAAGTCATCGGTATCAGTATTTTTCTCACGCTTTGCTCTAGTGACTGTAGTAGCATCATCATCTTTTGTTGTACCAGCACCTTTATCAATTTTAAATGTATAATTCCCTTTGATGTCAGTACTGTAATATGTCTTACCTGCTGATAGAAAAACACCCTTGATACTTTTACCAGGATAAACTGTATTAAATTCTTGCAAGGTCCATTTATCTTTGCCTTCGTTTGCTTTGGTATACATTTGAATCAATGCACCATTGTTTAGTATATCAGCGGCAGCAGAACTGAATTTTGTTTTTTCATTTACTTCTTCAGCAGCCTTGTGTGCAACGGCAGCAATCAAATGATAATATAAATTAACATTGTCAGGATTGTCTGTACCTCTTTCTTGTGCTAATTTTAATAACTTCTTACTTAGACCCAACTGTTCAATATTATCCATATTAACCGGACCTATTTGCTTGAAGGCTCTAATCATTTCTGCATCATCTGGGCTGATGATACCATATTTTACACCTAACATCAATGGGGCACCTGCCATACCAGCTTTTTGTATATCTTGTAATAAATCAACTACCTCTTTATGTTTGGCTAAAAACTTTTGACCGTCAGGTGTTTCTGATAATTGATTGATTTGATCAAGTAAGTTTTTTACACTTGCAGTAGCACCTTTGCCACCTTTAGTACTGACTAATACACTACGACCATCTTTGGTTGTCATTATACTATCGCTAAGCCCAGCTGTTTTACTTTGGTCAAAGCTGATTGTTGTATTTTGAAAACTACCACCTAAAAACTTACTTGCTGCATCAGCCGCATTGCCTGTATATTGCCCTTTTTGCAAAGCAATAGGTTGTAATATTTCACAGAAGTAATCACGGAAAGCAGTAAAACTAACACCTTTGGGTGCATCAAATGACATAGGCAATGGTTGACCTATTGCAATTTTATGTGCAACTGCATACAATGGATTGTCTGTTCCTAAACTACTAGCAAGTTGATTCATTATATCTGCTATAGTTAAGTCAAGTTTATTTGATAATAAATCTTGTGGACTCAATCCTGCCTCTGATTTCGCAGCCGCCTTACCACCAAACTTATAAGTTGACCCATCTACATTAAATGTATTTGGGATATAGTTATCATTGCGTGATGGTTTAATTTGTTGAAGATATTGTCCTATAACAAAATTACCAAATGAAATTAAAGCAAACCCACCTGTTCTTGATGATGGATTGTTTTGCCAAATAATATTGGGAACTTTTTTATTTACTTCAGCCAATGCATGTTCAAGTTCTTCCGGGGTGTACTTTCCAACTTCAGGAAAGAATTCAATGTCATTAAATGTAACTTCATCACCCTTTTCATTTTTGAAAACATCTCCTGGTTTTCGTCCCGCTAAACCAGTACTTTCATTTAATTGTTCAATGATATTAATAAATTCACGCATAGTCTAGTATTTATCTGTATGGAAAAAATATAAAATTCCTGTCCTATATTAAATACAGTTTGAAGGAGAAAATTATGATCAAATTTCTTAAAAGTCTATTCGGGTTTGGGTCCGCAACCCCAGTAGCGCCAGCCACAGAAACAGCACCTTATAAGGTCGAGACCTCTACATTAGCAGTTCCTACTACCCCAGTAATTGAAACTGTACCTGCAGTAGCACCCTTAGGTGACACTACATCAGGTGGTGGACCGGCTGTAGATGTTGCCACAGTAGCACCTGCTAAGAAGCCACGCAAGCCTCGTACACCAAAAGCAGAAAAGCCTGCAGTTACTAAAGTACCAGCAAAGCCTAGAGCACCAAGAAAACCCAAAATTCAAGTTACAAAATAATAAATGACTCAAATAGGGTTTGATGTAATCAGTGATTTGAATTTATCAATCTCTGATAGTTTCAATTGGGAAGGCAAAGCTACCAGTCTGTATTGTATCATAGCGGGTAATATAAGTGATGATCTGCGTGTTATTCGCCAAACCCTAATGCATTTGTCCAAGTATTACCAAGGTATATTCTATTCACTTGGGCCATTGGAATATGACAAGGCTGTGGACATTGATGCCCGTACTAAAGAGATTTATAAACTAGCCAGGATGATTCGTAATGTAGCAGTAATGCACCAGCATGTTGTTATAGTAGATGGAATAGCAATTATAGGTGTTAATGGATGGTATGGCAAAGTTGATAAAACAGACATTGTAAAAGATGCTATCTTAGAACAGAATCGTAATGAGGATGTTCTTTATTTAAAGAATACTATAGAGAGATTACAAAAGCATTTAGATGTAAAGAAAATAATAGTTGCATCTAGTTCAGTTCCTAGCATTGACTTGTACTTCGGAGAACATCCAGATACCATTGACGATCAATTAAATTTAACGATTGGATTGTTAGCTGATACTGAGGACAAAGTATCGCATTGGGTATATGGTACATATGAAAAAATAGTTGATACCAATATCAATGGTATCAACTATCTTAATAACAGTTATTATAACCGAAATAACTATTGGGCTAAACGAATAGAAGTAGCTATTTAATGTTCAGCTTCTACCTTCACTTGTAGTGGAAACCCTTGATTGCGAGCCTCAAGGGTCACTTCAATTCCTTTTTGTTCGGCAATCTCGTATGGTAATACGGCTACAGTCGCACTTCCTTCCTCATGAATGGTAGTTGTAATAGACTGTGCAGTATCCTGATTGTAATTGAAGTAATCAATTAAACTGCCTATCACAAACTCCATACTTGTTATATTGTCATTGATATAAATGATTTTAAACAATGGAGGTTCTGCTAAGGAAAGATTGGGCTTAATTTTGATTTTTGTTTCTGTTTTAGACATACTTGATACCTAGCTAGGGTTTAAAAAGTGAGCAATATATTATCACTCACTCTTATTATATTATTTAGTGTAAGTAATGTCAATAGTCTTTGGCTTTTGTTCGTCAGGAATTTCACGCTCTAAGTTGATTGTTAATATTCCATTTTCAGACTTAGCATTCACAACTTTGACATAGGCTGCTAAAGTCCATGTGCGTTGGAAATTTCGTGCTGAAATACCATGGTATAGATATTCAACTTGACTATCTAAATCTATAACTTGCTCACCCTTAACTGTAAGTTGGTTGCGCTCGGTGACGATTGAAATCTCACCATCTTTAAACCCAGCTACAGCCAATTCAATAGCAAAGGTATCGTCTGAATACTTTACAATATTGTATGGTGGATAGTTAGTAGTTTGTGCTGTTGTTCGCATGATTTCATCAAACATGTTGTCAAAACCAACTGCGAATTTCTGGATACTTGGGATATCCAATGCTCTTAATGTTAATTCTCTTGTCATTTTATTTCTCCTTAATTAAGCAAGTATGACATTGAGGGCCCGCCCTATGCGGCACCCTCAGAATATAGTTAAATAGCAGCCTCTTCTGCCTCTTTAACTTCTGCATCAACCACAGAATCAGCATTCTGTGATTTTTGCTCCTCTTCGTACTTTACTTTGGTTATTGGACCAATAGCTTCGTGCAATTGTTTGATAGATTCCTGAATATTTTCAGTATCTTCGCCGCTGATAGCCTGTTCAACATTATTGATTGCTGTTTCAGCCTTTTCTTTTTCTTCTGTAGTAACTTTATCACTGTACTTTTTAAAGTCTTCACGGAATGAATGTAATGTGCCTTCAGCTTGGTTTCGTGCTTCAATCAATGTGCGTAATTTTTTGTCTGCTTCTGCATTGTCTTCAGCTTCTTGAACCATCTTTTGAATTTCTGCCTCAGTCAAACCACTATCTGATTTGATGGTAATTTTATTTTCTTTACCTGTGCCTTTGTCTTTAGCACTGATGTGCATAATACCATTTGCATCAATATCAAAAGTAACTTCAATTTGTGGCATACCTCTTGGTGCGGGTACAATACCTTCTAAGTTGAACTCACCTAATACTTTGTTGAATTTAGCTAGTTCACGCTCACCTTGGAATACTTTGATAGTAACTGCTGATTGATTATCTTCGGCTGTGCTAAATGTCTGGCTTTGTTTAGTTGGAATTGTAGTGTTCTTTTGAATCAACTTACTCATCACTCCGCCTAATGTTTCAATACCTAGACTTAATGGAGTTACATCAAGTAACAATACATCCTTACGGTCACCTGCAAGAACACTACCTTGTACGGCAGCACCTACTGCTACAGCTTCGTCTGGATTAACATCACGGCGGGGAGCCTTGCCAAATAATTTTTCAACTTCTTCTTGTACCTTAGGCATGCGTGTCATACCACCTACAAGAATAACTTCATCAATATCACTAGCACTTACACCAGCGTCTGCCATTGCAGTTTTGCAAGGTTCGATACTGCGCTTGATAAGTTCGTCAACCAAACTTTCTAATTTTGCACGAGATAGTTTGATGTTCATATGTTTAGGACCACTAGCATCTGCTGTGATATATGGCAAGTTAACATCTGTTTGTGCTGAACTAGATAGTTCAATCTTTGCCTTTTCACTAGCTTCTTTTAGTCGCTGTAGTGCTAACACATCTTTGGTTAAATCAATACCTGAATCCTTTTTGAATTCATCAACCAAATAATCCATGATTCGTTGGTCAAAATCTTCACCACCCAAGAATGTATCACCGTTAGTGGAAAGAACTTCAATTTGTTTATCGCCATCGATGTTAGCAATTTCTATAATTGAAATATCAAATGTACCGCCACCCAAGTCATATACTGCAACTTTGCGATCACGATTATCTTGTTTATCAACACCATACGCAAGTGCGGCTGCTGTTGGTTCATTGATAATGCGCAATACTTCTAGTCCTGCGATACGACCTGCATCCTTTGTTGCCTGACGCTGACTGTCATTAAAGTATGCTGGAACAGTAATAACTGCTTGTGTAACCTCTGTACCCAAATAGTCTTCCGCAGTCTTTTTCATTTTGCGCAATACTTCAGCACTAATTTGTGGTGGTGCTAGCTTATTGTCATTAACTTGTACCCATGCATCGCCATTGTCATTTTTGACAATAGAGTATGGCATCAAATCAATATCTTTTTGTACAGCCTGTTCATCAAACTTGCGTCCGATTAATCGCTTGGCTGCGTAAATTGTGTTCTTTGGATTTGTAACTGCTTGGCGTTTAGCACTTGCACCAACTAAGATTTCATCGTTAGCATACGCTACGATACTTGGTGTTGTTCTAGCACCTTCGCTATTTTCAATTACTTTGGGATTGCCATTCTCAATAATGGCTACGCATGAATTTGTGGTACCAAGGTCGATACCAATGACTTTGCTCATAGTTTTCTCCTTTAAAAAGCAAGATTTTTTAATTGTAGACCCGTTAAGCATCTACGATATGTATTTATTCTATCAAGAATGTGCAAAAAAATATATTATTTTGGAAACTTAAAATAGTTTCTTAGGGAGGCTCTGATTTCTCAAATACTTTTGCCATCTACTTTTAGCTTGGCCCTTTGCTATTTTACGCTTTACAGTAGGCTTGACAAATTCTTGACGGTCGCGGAGTTCCTGAAGTAATCCCTGATCGGTGATCTTCTTTTTGAATTTACGCAATGCTTTTTCTACATTGCCGTCAATAACATTAACTCGTCTGCCTTTTATACTCATAAAATTATGTTAGGGTTTAGTACTTGTTCCCTAGTAATATTTATCAGTTTTACCTTATTTTCTTTATATTGTTTAGTGTTGTACATATGAGGCATCAATACCCTTTCAATTTCGGTATGTAAACCCCTTGCACCAGTCTTTAGTTTCAAGCAGTTATCTACTATCTGATCTAAAGCCTCATCCTCAAATACTAATTCTATACCATCGATGCTTAACAAATACTTGTATTGGTCAATATAGTTATTTTTAACTTCAGTCAATACACGCTTTAAGTCAGACTTATCCAATTCACTAATGCTTACTGTTGTAGTAAATCGTCCAATAAATTCTGGAATCATGCCAAACTTAGTTAAATCGTCCGGAGTGGCATTACTTAAATCACCTTCCTTTTTGGAATTTTTTATGTCAGCTCCAAATCCAATACTAGTACCATTCTCACGGTTACCAATAATGTCCTTCAATCCTACATATGCCCCACCAGCAATAAACAATATGTTCTTTGTGTCAATCTCTAACATATCTCCATTTGGGTTTTTTCTTCCACCCTGTGCTGGTACACGACAAACAGTGCCTTCAACTAATTTCAATAATGCTTGTTGTACGCCCTCACCACTTACATCACGGGTGATAGATGTAGATTCACTTTTACGGGCGATTTTATCAATTTCGTCTACAAATACAATACCTCGCTCTGCTAGTTTAGGGTCTCCACCTGAGGCATTAACTAACATAGATATCATACTTTCAACATCATCACCCACATAACCAGCTTCAGTTAAACTTGTTGCATCAGCTACTACAAAGGGAACATTGAGATATTTTGCTACAGTTTTAGCAAGCAATGTTTTACCACTACCTGTGGGCCCAATAATTAATACATTACCTTTTTGTATTTCAAGGTTCTTTGGTGGGTGAGTAATACGCTTATAATGATTAGAAATTGCAACACTCAATACTGTTTTAGCACTTTCTTGCCCGATCACATGTTGGTCAAGATATTCCTTAATAGATGACGGATCGTGTATTACTGTTTCTTTTTTGTTTTCTGTATCTACAGGATCATCTTCCATTAACTGGGAACATAACTCAATGCAATCACTGCATATTGCGACATCTTCACTAACTATTAGTTTTAGTACTTTATCCTTGTGATTCCCACAAAAAGAGCAATGCTCTAGTTTATTTTCATTGGTCATATATTAATTTATCTTTTTATTCTAATGTTTTATTTTTTGACATTCACGATCGGATGATACTGATAGTTCTATCCTTGAGGCCCGTTGTATTACATCACGGTATTCAGGGGCGATCATTACTCTAATGACTCCTTCATCTTTCATAAAATCATAAATTCTAAATTCAGTAGGGTCTCCTGAAGAAAAGAAACTTCCTGGTGGTTTAGATGAATTGTAGCACATTTGATATAAAACATTACCACTGTTATCCTTGATATCCAACCATATATGCATATAGTTTTCATACAAAAACTTAGACTTGATATTATCAAGCATGATAGCATCATTGAACTTATAGTGTGTTCTATGCCCAAGCTTTATGTTACTAGGAGCAACATCTAACCAACCATAATTGTTATCTTGTACCAACACCACTATTTCATTAAATGCTCGTATAAAGTCAAAGTTCCACTTTAATACATATGGGATCTCAATAATACCATTTCTATAGCTATCTACTAAAATTCTATGTGTACCTTGAGTTAAGATGTATGCATTTTTGGGATATGTAGTCATCAGTGCTGATAATAATTTGTCAGCCTGATCCTTTTGTTTGAGGTAAGTATCATATCCTACAAAGGATTTATCTCCATCGATTTCCTTTATTGTTTTGCCAGTACTTAGTGTTTGGTTAAGTAACTTGCTTTCTTTAACCAAAACATTTAACACGACAACAACACGGTTTCCTGATTCGTTGACAGACAATGTTTTATAGTCTGTCACATACCCTGCACTGTATACTGAAATATCGTCACGGTTTAATTTATCCATGATAGCTTCACGCTCACTTAGAACGATAGTTCCTACTTTTATTTGGATAGCCTGACGGAATGCACTTTCTTTAGCCTGTTCAATTGTACGACCTTCTCCTGATACCAGGATATAATCATTAGCAAAACAGTTAATAGATAAGAACAGACACGCTACTATAATTAGTAACCGTGTCATATTTTAATTACGGTTAAATTTTCTACGCAACATATCAGCCGCTTTTTCGCTGTCTTTGTCCCAGCGAATAGTAACTGCAACCTCTTGATTACCAACTACCTCTTCGTTGATTTTTATAAATCCTTTAAGGATAGCCTGAGATGAAGTGCGAATTGTTTCTGTTAGTCTATGCACAGTTTCATTATTATTTTCTCGCAAACTAATAGTAGAAGCTTCCTTATCTGACATTTCCACAGTTGACCCATCATCACTGCCAGATTTAATCTTATCGTTGGCTTTTTCAAGGTTTTTAGAAATTGTAGATGTTACCCGTGTGGTAGAGATATCTTTAGAAATAAACTCAGCAACATGTGAGTTGGCTCTCATTTCAGCAACAATCAATGCGTTTTTACGATTGTTTGCAGTATTACCAAATGATGTGGCAGTTCCAGTTGATTCAATGGCAACAACTTCACACTCGTTTTTACTTAACAAATGCCAGGTGCAACTGGTTTCAATTTTAATTTTTTCTTGTGTAAATGATGTAGAAAGTTTTTGATTTTTTACAAGACCTTCGCCTTCGTTTTTGATTGAGGCACAACCTGTAAATGCCATAGCAATTACTACAGCGACAAGACTAAGTTTCATTGAAAGCTCCATTAAATTGATAATGCTGTTATTATATACTAAAGCCAAATAAGTTTCAAGACTTTTTGGTCAAATATTCTTCAATTTGTTGATTTTCACTATCAGATAATAGATCAACATCATATTCACCTGCATCAATTTTTTCTACCAAATACTTGATATATTCCTGGTCATGCAAATAACTTGTTGCTTGATCCTTGTTGACCGATATCCATCTAGTTCCATCAAATTTGTATACCTTATTTGGTAATACATCTACCCTTACAAAAGTATCACCTTTGTCAGCCATTCTAGGAAACTCTGTCCCAAAATTAGTATTACTTTGTCTCGCATTATCTGCAACCAATTTAAGTAAATCTGGGCGAACATTCTTTAATACTTCCTTATGCATGTGCTTACCGTCAAACACTACATAGCCGCCCTCCAAATCCTGATATGGTCTTTCTATTGTCGTACCAACAGTTTCAATCGTATCTACTTCTGGCTCTATAGGTGCAGGTGGGATATATGTCCATGTTATAGACTCACCGCTAGTATTGTCTAGTACATCACATTCTTTGTTAGGACAGAAAGGGCCTATACCTGGAGCATTAATTAAAGGTGTACCACACTTGTAACAAGGCTCTAGTTCAATATCACTTGGTTCTTCCGGTGATTTACTCACCATTGGTTTAATACTATTAAAATGAGAAAACGGTTGTGTTAAGTAAGGATGTTTGTCAAATACACTTTCTGTTGTATTATCTAGGTTTTCACTTACACTATCTTTTATTTGTTCAAGCTGATCATCAGTGATTGGAGCATCATCTTCTTCATATTCAGCTTTTTCTTCTTGTGTTGGCTTTTCACCTACCTCAGCGACCCAAGTATCAGGTTTGTATTCTTCGTATTCTTCATCGTCCCAACCTTTACTTGCATTGGCAGCAAGAACTAACGCAATAGCTAGTGGATCAAATACAGTCACAAGCAATATGATTACCCAACGCACTGCTGACTCTAACATATTTTGATCAGCGTTGTCACCATAAATCAATGCGGCGATATACTTAATTGGTCCAACTTCAGCTTCTACTTTTCTTAATTCACTGGCAAGTGGCGCACGCTCCTCAGATAGTTTACTAACTGTTTTCTGCTCCTCTTGTATCTCGGCAAGTAATCTTTTACGATCACTGGCTTGTGATCTGCGAATCTGAACTGCTTTATCCGCACCTTGTTCTGATGTACTGCGGCCCATGACTTGATCGACTGCTTCATCAAGTTGTTTAAGAGCCTTGCGATTAGCATCTATATTGTCCTTTGCGGTTTTAATTTTTTCATCGTATATTGCTACTTTGCCTTGTGCGTCACCTGATGTTACACCCTGCTCCATGTGAGCTTTAGATAAAAATCCAAAGATACCCATACTGGTTAGTAATGCTAATGCAACAACGGCAGGTACTAAGTAGAGTTTCAATACCCAGCTAGCACGACTCCAATATTTGCGTAGCCATACAGTAGTAGTGATCTTACCTACTTCAAGAATACTACCCATGATGATAACTGGAATAACTGCACCTGCAAAGATGGCAGTTAAACCAATGATACTATAATAGGCGGCAACTGTACTCAATGACAGTGCTACCAATAATGTTAAGTTAGAGAATGATAGAAATTTTAAGCGCATTAGAATATTTATTATAACATAGACCTATATTATATTCATTCAAATAGTTGCCCGTAAATATCAATGAATTTATCATAATTGAGTATCAATTTTTGAGGAATACCTGGACCTTGATAAGCTAGGTATGTGACAGATGCACCTCCTCGCATTTCGTCTTGTTCTCTTATTTGAATTACTTCAATTCTGTTTCCATCTTCAAATATATAGGATTTACCTACTAGTTCTTGTGGTGTCATTTTTTATTTTCAGACTCGTCTTTAATAAGTTTATCAAATTCTACTTTGAGTTCTTCTAATGCTTGATGTAGCTTACCAATTTCTTCATCATCATCTTCATCATCTTCACGCATATCCATCATGACCCAACCTTCATTACAATCAGGACAATGATAATGACCATTCATTTCAGGTAATTCACTTTCTTTATGCATAGCACCGCAACTGAAACACGGCACAGCTTTCTCAGCGTCCTTTTCTTCTTGCTCCCACTGTGCTATCATTTCTTCATGTTCTTTTTGTTTTTGTAAACCAACCTCTGTTAACTCAGTTTCACTTTCGCAGTATGGACAAATCTTGGTCATTTCTTCATCACTACCTTCTTCTGGATATTTCCAATCAGCATCATAACTTTGTCCAGTCCATTTACACTTGGTGCATTTATGTGTAGGTTCTGGTGGAGTATCAGGTGTTACCCAACTATCTTCGTCACCTAGTTCATAGGTAATATCATAACCACCTTTACGGTCAGTCCACCAGTCATCATATTGACGATCCCAATCAATATCTACATCATTGTTCCATGCTTCATTGATAATATCTTCAATGTCTTCCTCGCCGGCTTCAATACGCTCTAGCATTGCAGTGATTTCATCTTCATCTAAGTCAGGATAAATTTCACTGAGTTTTTCAGCATCTAGATCATATGCAAATTGTGCATCAACTTGATGCCATTCATGTTTAACGATTGTTACCATTTTGCGCCTCCTTAGCGTTTGTGTAAATTGTTTTGGCAATGCGCCAAATTGGTTCTATGATAAAGATGCCCCAGAACACTCCTGTTATAAACATACTAAATTCATTTAAGGTCATCATTTATTCTCCTAATGTGATAGGACTAACAATCACCCGAGGTTCAATGAACACTGGCTTTGCTTTACCGGTTTTACTGTCAACACATAATACCCATGTGCCATCTGCACTTGCAGGACTATACAATCCGTTTGGATCAGCTTGAGGCAATGAAATGTTACCATTCTGTCCAGTAACCTTCATTTGTGGGTTAGTATACTGAGTAGCATAGGGCAAGCCATAACCAACACTGTTACAAATCTTATGCAACTTGCCATTCATATCGGTGATGTAGGTTGTGGTAGCCACATTTTGATCACGCAGTTCCAAGATATCTTTCATCATACGCTTTTCAGCATAGTTAGTGATAGCTGGCATACCAACACTTTGGACAGCTTGCAATTGCATTTCTTCTTGTTTCTTAGATTCAATTTCACGACTGTCAGGGCGAACATTGCAACCAGTAAGAATTGCAGTGATAGCGATAATAGACAATATGAATTTCATTTTATTTCTCCATTGGATAAGTAGTTACGATAACACGAGGTTCAATATATTGAGGTTCAACTTTTTTGTTGTGAGGATTCAAACACAAGACCCAAGTACCGTCTGCACTTGCAGGGGTATACAATCCATTCGGATCTGCTAGACTTGGATTGGTGTATTGTGTAGCATAAGGCAAGCCATAGCCAACACTATCACACAATTTAGTGAGTTGATTGTTTGCACCAACAAGGTATGTGTATGTAGGTTGCATCTTGTCACGCAACTCCAACACATCCTTCATCATTCTTTTTTCAGCAAAGTTTGTGATTGCTGGCATGCCAATGCTCTGTGCCATAATCTTCAATGACTTCTCTTGGTTGTCACGCTCAATTTGTTGACTATTACGATAGTCATGACCGTCACTACATGCCGCTAACATGGTTACTACTGCAACCATAGATAGTAAGAGTTTCATAGAATACCTTTAATAATCAGAGTAAAACAAACCATAAACCCTAGGGCAAAGTAAACAACCTTACCAACCCATTCGGGAACGATCATTGTCAATGCGTTTTTCATTTTCCTGCTTTCAAGTCATTGTAAAAGTTACGGAGATTTGGTGGCATCTTATCTTCTGGATACACACTAAAACGATGCAATGTAATGGCTCGCAAACTTTGCTTACCTGCGTCATCAGCCTTGATATATTCCATTTGTAGATTTTCCAAGTCACGGATCATGCCTTCATTGTATTGTTCGGACTCATGATAGACCTGATTCTCTACAGCACGATACTTTGGCGCAAAGAAACTATAATTTGCTAATCCAAATAGATTCAATCCAAAACACAGTGCCAAGAACAAAACCAGTGCACCAATACCTGCCAAAATACCTTTAAACATAAAATCTCCTAGTTAAAATTGTATTATACACAAAAAATCATTTGTCGTCACGAAAACGGACAAATCGAGGGAAACGCAAACTGTAAGTAACCATGATTTACTGTGCCAGTCCGAAATGTTCTTTCATGTCGTTGACCAACACATCTAGAACCGTTTTCATTATAACATCATTTACTTGTCATCGCGGAAAGTCTTAAATCTAGGAAAGCGTAAACTATAACTACCATCCTGATTTTGGGTAATAGCGTCAGCCATCACCACCGCAGTCTGACCAATAACACTTTCTTTGTCATCCCAGTATGATTGTCTTTCTACATCAGTATAACCACTACCAACATTGACTGTGATATGCTTACCGTCATCAATGCCCTCGCACACTAAAGCGCCCATGCGACCAATATTCTTACCCGTTCCTTCTTCTATTCCGATCACAGTCAAGTCGTAATCATATACAGGCTTAAACTTCATCCAATCAGTGCTACGCTTGCATTGATATGGAGCATCCATATTCTTAATCATAATGCCTTCAAACCCTGCGTTCACATTGTCCTTAGCATAACGCTCAAGTTGATCCTTACCTGCGGCAGTGTCAAGGTCAACCATGATGTGTGGGAGTAATTCAACATTAGGCATCGTGTCAACTACTGGACGCATGGCATCTAGTAATGCAATACGCTTACGCAATTGTGCGTTCCAATGACCTCGACGGAAGTCTTGCAATGGGATAATGTCAAACACATTGAACACACTATCCTCTGCCTGCACATTATCTTTGCGGCGTGCTTGGCGCATGAGTTCTTGGAATGTGTTACCAATCACTTCACCATCAAGCACAAAGCCATCAATCAATGATCGACCTTGATCTACCTTAACACATGCACGGACGAGTGGAACAAAATTGTCGTGAATTTGTTTTTCAATGTGACTAAAGTTTTCAAAGACTTTACCATTGCGGCTGTAACAAATAGTTGCAATCTCACCACTATCGCTAGGGATAACAACAAACAATGCACGAACACCATCTAATTTAGGCTCAAGGCGTTTGTTGCCCTTCATCTCAGGACGACCTTCACTGTTAGTTGCAAGTTGGCAACCAAAGATTGGAATTTCGTAGTCAGTCTTTTTAACAATCTTGTTGATTGTAGTAGATGAAATACCTGCTCTCATGTCTCGGCGCAGTACAGGAGCACAAAATGTATTCCATTCAACACTGTCAAAACGCTCTGCCATTTCTTGAATAGAATCCCTTGCCGCATGACCTGTTAATTTGCGTTGGCTTAAACCAAGTAATAGGTCGTTGAATTCGCTCCAGGGATTTTCGGCATCGATGATACCTACTGTGTCAGGAATTTGCTTGACACCAAATGTCACATAGGGATTGTAACAAGCTTTGAGAAAGCCTAAGAACACTTGGCTATTAGTGCTACCAAGAACACTTGCCTCAAGCGCCTGCTTAATCACATCTTCTTTATGCAGGCGACTATCTGATTCGTTTAGTTTTTTGATCCAACTTGCTGACATTATTACTCCGTTGACTGATTTAGATTATAGTATAACACCATTTGTGTTTATTGTCAACCTTCAATAAAAGCGTGGTTCACTTGAAGGTTCATCTTTTAGAATCTTTACTACTTCTTCTTTAGTGGTAAAGACTAAACCAGTTTGTTCTAAAATAGCACGCCGTTGTTCTGGATTTAGTTCAGTCCACTTGGCAACTTTTTCATAACTACCATATGCTTCTTTTGGCATAGTATCACGCATCCAACCTACCAGTGCCTTAAATGCATCAACAGTATTGCTAGGGTGACTACGTGCGATTGCACTTATAAAATCGTTTGCCAGGACACTTGTGAAACAACTACCCGGTGTATAACCATATACAAGGTAGTTATAGAACGGGTCTGCAAAATCTCTTGGCACTTGCCAATGTGCAAATGTTTGCATTAGTTTGTTTTTACTGTGATATGACAAGTTCATAATAGTCCATCCATATAAGCTTCGGCACGATTGCGGCACTTTGTAATTTCTTCCATTGGTGCATCAACATAAGTACAGCCGACACGAAACATATCAAGCTTGACTTGTTTATAGTGGTCGTAACCAGCACGACACATAACTGTCAGTATCATTACACCAATAAAAAATTTCATTCTACCACCACATATTTTGAGTAAGGATAAGTTTCAATCAGCCACTCTAACAATTCTTCACTGTAGGGCAGTCTGATTGAATCGTATTTGTTTGTAATATACATTTTAAAAAGGGATATCGTCATCCATATCGTGAAACACTACTGGCTCACGCTTAGGTGCAACATAATCAGGGTTACTAAAGTTATTGAACACTTCTTGGTAATCACCTCTTAGTCTATCTTGATTATCGCACAAAATTTCATTTATGTCAAGATTAGACCAAGATCCAGATGGAGGGTCCCAAACTGTTATATGACCGTTAGTGTATGTACCACGCCAGGCACCATTGACTACCCAAAAGTCAAATTCAGTAGGAGACTTTTCTTGTTCAATCTCAACAAGTAAACTTGGGCGATCTACATTACCTAGCATTAGTCTCATATATCACCAGCTACTGTTGTAAAACACTTTCAGGCCCAAGAACAATTCTGTCTTAGCATCAATACAAAATTGCAGGTCATCTTCTTTATAGTATTCATCTTTTGGATCACCAAAGAAGAAACCTTTAGTGTATGGTAATTGACCATGATGCACTGCTCGTTCAAGTTCATCCACATCTTCCCATGTCAATTCAAGTTCAATGCCATTGAATTGGTGAGGGTTATCTACACCTTCGGCAATCATCTTGCGTTCCCAAAGTTGTTCCATCCAACCATGTAGACTGGGATGTTTACGCCAGTATGCGATTTGACGTGGTTTTTGAACTCCACCTGCAGGAACAACCCAATCATCTGTCTTTGAATTATATTCAAGACCTCCTTGTTCATAGAATTCTTTTTGCTGTCCCGGACGACCGACATAAGCATACATGTCTAAACCCATTTTATCCTCCAGTTGTTTGCGTTTGAACTTCACTGAGTTTGTTCTACAGTTACTTGTTTGACTTTGTTGACACCATTGTCAAGCAAGCGGGCAATGCCGCTAAAGCCTACAGTAGCGATAACAATACCAAATATAGTTCCGATAAAAAAGTTTTTCATTTTTTCACCTCACGGTTGGGTTTAATCCAAGATGATACGGTATCGGTTCCTGCTTTTACATCATCACCTAATCCTGATACTGCTCCTGCTACTGTACTACATCCTGTAATAAAAGTCAATGATAAAATAGTTAGTACTGTTTTCATTTTAAAGCACCTTTACATGGCTAAGTTGAGTTGAATTTTCACGATGGCTCTTTACCTTACCTGTGATAGTAAGAAAATTACCAACATCATAGTTTTCCCTACAAGCAAAAAACACGACTTGATCCTCACCAGTGATACCAGTCAAATACCAAGTAGCAAATTTTTGACTATACACCTGTTTGAGCACCTCAATGTTAAGAGTTACCTTGTCATTGACATCACCAATAAAGCCACCTCGTGCAAAATTGATACGGCTGGTAACATCATTGCTCTTGACTGCCTTCTCATAACTTGATGGCAAACTAGCAATCACTGCAACATCATATGTGCTAGTAATAACATCACGGTTGGCAATCAACATAGCGGTGTTGTTGAATTCGTTTAGTTGTTTTCCTTGCAAGATTTTGAAGGTGAATGCTTGATAGTGGGAACGAACCTTACGACCTAGTTCACGATCCTCATCGGCGATAGTAGTAGGATCAGTAAGCAATGATTCTACAATCATACGGTTAGATTTTTTTGTCAGTGCAGGATCAGATTCAGAAATCTGACTCAGTTTGACATATGCACCGTTAATGCGTTGAGCGGCTACTGCCGCGGCCCATACATCATCGGCATTGTGATTGATTTTAATTTTAGGGGTTTTGTTCATAGGTTTACGATATGCGTAAGGATTGCGTTTGAAAGTGCGAGATTGATCATAGTCATCAGCATGACCCATGCGGCGAACATCTTCACTTGTCATACCACTAACATCAACAAATCCACTCATGACTATTCCTTAAGCAACAAAATCGTAACAAAATTCGGGCATAACATCAGCACCGTTGGAGATAGGACCATTGACTTGAATTTTACCAAGACCATAGTCTTTGCTCAGTTTGTGAAACACCTTGCGTGCCTCAACTTCTGAACATTCAACAAACAATGTACCACAGATAAAAAGAGCACGGTTGTCATCTTTGAGAACTTTAGCAACTTTGTCGAGAACGATTTTTTCGAAAGCCATTTTGTAGTCCTTTAATCAACTGTCTAAGATTCTATTATATACCCAAAACGATTTATTGTCAAATTTAGGCAGACACCATTTCACTGAACCAGCCCTCACGCTCAATCTTACGCTTTGCGGCCATCATTGATTTGCGGTATGCAATGAACTCAGGGGTCAGTTTAGCATGGATACCGCCCATTTGGGTCATTACAAGAAGGGCAGCATCCCGTTTTGAATATGTTTGTACTGCCTTTGCGGGAATCATAAATTGACGACCAGAACCATCAAGATTCTTGAAAACGGGGCTCGTGTACAGAACTTTCATTACGGTCTCCTTTAATCAACTGTCTAAGATTCTATTATATACCCAAAACGATTTATTGTCAAATTTTAGTCACAAAAATGCATGAAAACACGATAAATACAGTGGTATACGGGAGATATACATGGCTAGAAACACTGCAAAGTTTGATTGGTCATTGCTAGATCGTCAAGGTCTAGTGGATTCTTTTACCAAAATTTCTCCAAAAATAGTCAATAAACAACTTACGGTTGACAAATATCATAAAATAATATCTAGGCACATAAAATCAATGCTACCGATAAATGCTGTAAAACGGACAGATATCATGGTAGAACACGGGTATTCATATTTGGGCGGCACATATTACAGTGATGATGACAAAGATAAACAAAAATGTATTGAAATAGTATTAGTTTATAATCCAGTTGACGAATTTATAACTGTCAATAAGACTAGATTTAATAGGTTAGCTATACTATTTGCCGACACCATTCTACATGAAATTATCCACATGCGTCAATTTCGCAGGAGAAAGTTTAAAGATTTACCAGATTATGCTAGTAGAGCCGAAAAGGACGAACAAAATCAGGCTCAAAGTTATTTAGGAAAAAGTGATGAGATAGATGCATATGGATTTAATATCGCATGTGAATTGGTGTCAAAGTTCAAAGGTGACGAACAGTTGATTACACAATATCTTAATGAGGATCAAAGTAAAAAGAGAAGGAAAAGTAATTGCTGGAGAGACTATCTTAAGGCGTTTGATCACGACCACAATCACATCATCATTAAAAGATTAAAGAAAAAGGTTATACACTATCTTCCACACGCTAGAGTTGGTAAACCATATAGAACTAAAGAGTGGATAGGAAGATAAAGGTATGCCCCATTAATGGGGCATTGTTGAGATTATTTTTTAGTAGTTGATTGATTTACAAAACCATACATCTTTTCCGCAGTCTCTAGAATCTTGTCTAGTCCTGGAAACTCTGGCATAGCTACAGTAGAGACAAGTTCTCCTGTTTTTTCATCACGCTTTGCAGAAAGTTCCCAACCTGCAAATTTCATTTGATATTCTTGTTGAACAACATCTTTGGCTAATGCTAAGATATCTGAACGAATCTCATAACCATTCTTGTTGAATTTAACTTCAGGGACTTTTGGTGTAAAATCTGACATATTATTTCCTTAATAGTGTTTGTGTGTATTGAGTATAGC